TCGCGCCTCCGCAACGGCGCACCACTTCTGTTTAACCACGACCAAGATGAATACATCGGCGTGATCGAATCCGCGAGTATTGGAGCAGACCGGAAAGGCCGGGCTGTTGTTCGCTTCTCGGAATCCGATGACGCTGAGAAAATCTGGCGCGACGTGCAGGCCGGAATCCTGCGTAACGTGTCGGTGGGGTATCGCATCAACGAAGTGAAACTAACGGAAGAACGTGAGAACGGCACCGACGTCTACACGGTCACACGCTGGGAACCTTACGAGGTCTCCATCGTCACTGTCCCGGCAGACATCTCCGTCGGAATCGGACGTTCGCTTTTCAACAAACCAAACAAAGACAGCATCATGAACCGTGATCAAATCATCGCCATGCTCCGCCAGTTGAACGTGTCCTTCGCAGACACCGCCACTGATGCCGAGCTTTCCGCCCTTCTTCAGCGGTCTATCCCCGCTCCAACCCCAACCCCTGCACCCGCACCCGCATCGCGTTCCATCGTGGTCGGTAACGAGCAGCCTTCCCATGCCGATGGCGTGAAGGCCGAGCAGGATCGTGTTCGCTCCATCCTCGCCGCTGGTCGTCAGTATGACGCCGGAGACCTGGCACAGGATGCCTTGGAAAAAGGTCACACCGTCGAGCAGTTCCGCACGGCATTGCTTGACCACGTGGACAAGCGCAACAAGACCATTGTGGACGGCACCAAGCCGATCGGCTTGTCGGACAAGGAGGCTCGTTCCTTCTCGTTCATCAAGCTGTTCCGCGCTTTGAGCGCCGAGCCTGATCAGCGTGGACGTCTCGACAAGGAAGCCGCTTTCGAGCTGGATGCCTGCCGCGCCGCCGCTGATGCCATGACTCACCGCTCCGCTCGCGGAACCGTGATCCCGACCGACGTTCTGTTGCAACCGCTTGTCGGACAGCGTAACGTCACAGGTGCACAGACCGCCTCCGGCTACATCAACGCAGGCACCAACTCGATCCAGACGCTGTTGCTCACTTCGAGCTTCATCGACCTGCTCCGCAACCGCTCCTTCCTTCTGAGCGTGGTGTCCGAGCTGTCCGGTCTGGTTGGCAACATCGACATTCCTCGTCAGCTCACCGGCCCTGCCGCTGAGTGGGTGGGTGAAGACATCGCCGCCGCCGCAACCGGCATCACCTTCGGTCTGGTCTCTCTGCGTCCCAAGACGCTGGCAGCTCGCTCCGAGGTGACTCGCAAGCTGCTCATGCAGAACAGCCTTGGTGTGGAAGCTCTGCTCCGCGCTGACCTCGCTCGCGTGATGGCCTTGGAGATGGACCGCGCTGGCCTCTACGGCTCCGGCACGAACAACCAGCCTACCGGCTTGGCTCTCGCCAGCGGGATCAACTCTGGCACCTGGGCCGCTGCTAACGCGCCTACCTTCGCCGAGATCGTCCGCATGGAAACCGAGATCGCGCTCGACAACGCCGACGTGAACGGCATGGCCTATGCGTTCAACGCAGGTGTGCGCGGTCGCTTCAAGACCACTCGCAAGTTCAGCGACGGCAACGACGGCACGATCTTCGAGCCCGGCAACACTGTCAACGGCTACGCCACTCAGGTGTCGAACGTGATCACCAACAGTGACGTGTTCTTCGGCAACTGGACCGACTTCCTCGCAGGCATGTGGGGCGGTTTGGATGTGACGATCGATCCTTACACTCACAGTGACAAGGGCCGCATCCGGATCACGAACTTCCAGGACGTGGACTTCGCAGTCCGCCGCGCCGAGTCGTTCGCACTGTTCCGCAACGCCTAACCTACCGGGGGGCGAGTGGGAAACTGCTCGCCCCTTAATTTTTTCAACCTCGTGAAAATCTACTCATGAAAATCAAGCTACTCAAAAACATTGGCATCGCTGGCCAGCACAACGAAGCCGGAACCGTGGTCAAGGTAACGGACCGCATCGGCTTGGAGCTGGTGGGCTCAGGTCGTGCCGTGCTCGTGGAGGATGCTCCTGCCGAGGCTACTGCCAAGGAGGAAGCTCCTGCCGAGGACGCAATCACCGACACGCTTCCCGAGGACGCTAAGCCTGCGAAGAAGAAATGATCAGTGACCCTCTGCACCTGTTCATCGCTGATTTCGCCGAAGACGAGGAACTCGTCTTTGAGTGGGAGACCGATGACGGTGACGAGGAATCGCAGACGTGCCGAGGCATCTTTGACAACAGTTTCGTCGATGGCAACATTGGCGAGACTGTCCTCGACACAACCGCGCCGCGCTTGACGTGCGTCGCCTCCGACGTGGTCAACGTGCCGCGTGAATCCACCGTCACCGTAAGAGGCAAGACCTACTCGGTGACACAAATCCAGCCCGACGGAACGGGCTTCGCAATCGTCCAGCTCGCTCACGAATAATGGGCACCGAAGGGAACAGATTCGAACCAGCCGCAGCGCAGAACCTTCTTGCGCTGTTCGTGTTCGATGACTGGTCTCGAATCCGGTCGCTTTTAGGCGTCCTGCAAAAGGACATGAAGGCCGCACTGCGTGTGGCTGTCCGGCAAACCGGGCAATGGGCAAACCGCGAGGGAGCGAGAGGACTGGCCAAGGCCGTGAAAGTCCCGCTCAACGTTCTGCGGAAAGGTCTCCGGATCAAGTTCCAGTATCAGTCCGTAAAGGGCTTTTCTACCGCGCGTCTCTGGTATGGCCTCAACGCAATCAGCCTGAAATACCTTGGCGCGAGGCAGCAAAAAAAGGGCGTTCGGGCGAGGTCCGTGACCTACAAGGGCGCGTTCATTTCATCGCCTCTCGGTGGCCATGCCTTCCAGCGTGTAGGCAAAGGCCGTCTACCGATCAAGGAAGTCAAATACGGCATCGAGGAAGCCGGTTACGAGTTCCTCGAAAAGTTCGAGACAGAGGTCGCGGCCAAGTTCGTTGAGTTCTTTTTTGCCGCGCTCGACAAGGCTACTGGAAGCGAAGCCGGTTCCTCTGCCGCTATCGCGGGAAGCATCAAAATTTCACGCTAATGATCCAATCCGTCAACATCGACACCCTTCACGCGAACATCCTCGCCGAGCTGCAAGCGCAGTTCTCCTCCGCTACCGTCGCGCTCTACCCTCGTCCAGGCGAGAAGATCGACACGCCCGGCATCCTCCTCGAACTCGAGGACATGCAAGCGGATGACCCCGACGACATCGCTACCGAGCAACTCGGGGTGATGCTGATGTTCAACGCCTACGTGGTGCTGGATTACAAGTCCGGGAAGAAGCAGGCGGTGAAGACTCTCGCCGCTGCCGTCATGGCGTTCATCCGGGGCAAACGGTGGGACTGCCCGGTCGGTGCCGCCAACGTCGCCGGGGCATTCCCCGACGTGATCGCCGGCCGCGAGAATGACTACGAGGTGATGCGTGTCGAGTTCTCTCACGAGGCTCTACTCGGCACCGACGTCTGGACTGCCGACCAGCTCCTCGACGACGAGGGCGAACCGCTGCCGCCTCCGTCCGAGGTCTACGTGTCCGACACACCGGGTGTCGCGAACAGCCACGAGGAAATCACGAACTGTGGATGTGACGCCGTATGAGTGCTGAGATCGGAGACCTTCAAAGACGCATGTCGAACTTGTTTCGCGTGGGCAAAATCGCGGAAGTCAACCGGGCGACCGGGCGAGTGAAGGTGACGTTCCAAGGCGTCACGTCCGCCTGGCTCCCGTGGATGACCAGCCGAGCCGGTGCGGTTAAGGACTGGAACCCGCCAAGCGTCGGTGAACAGGTCTGCGTGTGCTCGCCGTCGGGCGAACTGGAAGCCGGGTTCATCATGCCGGGCTCGATCTACTACGACGGCAACCCCGCACCCGACACCCGGGAGAACGTCCAGAAGCTCACGCTTCCCGCCGGAGGCTCCTACGAGATCAGCGTGGGAGGCATGACCCTCACGATTGCCGGGGGCAAGCTCACGTTGAATGGCGACATCGAAGTGACCGGCGATGTGAAGGCCGGTGCGATCTCGTTGAAGAACCACAAGCACGGACAAGTTTCCACAGGAAGCGACGATTCGGGCGTTCCCAAATGATTTATGAAAGACAAATATCCTGACACAATTAGGCT